GTGTTGGCATTAGCAGCAAAAGTTATGTTGCCTAAGCCAAGGGGGATAAGTATAGAGGTGCATACAGCTTTAGATTCAGCTAGAGTTATAATACTTCCCAAACTTGAAGTTATAAGTATGCTGTCGGAGGGGTCTATAATCTCTGTAGGTTGACCTACTACACCAGAAAGGTTTAACCCTAGTGTGACAACCTGAGAGTCTACAGATATGACATTAAAAGACCTAAGAGTAGGAGTACCTAAAGTTAAGGTGGCATCATAACCACCTACAGGTTGATCAACAGCTATGGGACCAGCTAAGACACCAAGGGATACTGCAAAGTCAAAATCTGTCTGTGTAGGACCAGCAGTAGGTGAACGAGAGGCGTAAGGGTATATTACATCATTAGCAGGTTGATTAGGTTCCGCTATAATTTCTACCCTAGACGTACTCAAGTACCACTGAGGGTCAGGTAGTCCTACAGTACCAATGTCAAAAGAGGACAAGGTTATGGAGACATTAGCTTGTAGGTCTGATAAGCTGTCTTGTAAGTCTATTTCAAAACCCAATAGTTCTTCTGTAACAGGTATTGCAATAGCACTGTTAAAACCAAGGGTAATCCCTTGGGAATCACTATCAGGGATAATGTATTTGTAGTTACATGTTCCCGCTAGAATAGTATCGTCTGTTTTATCGTTACCAGACGCTGCTACAGAGAGAGTACCAACATCGAAGCCTTTGTCTGTATCATATTTCTGTAGTAGATAGTGTTTGTTTTCCCCTACAAGAGAGTCAAGGAAAGAACCCGCTTGTCCATTAATAAGGCTGTCAAAGTATGTATCAGTGTTAGTCGTATCAAAAGTGTTTATTGTGCGTACTTGTCCAACAACGACATTAAACAAGTCAGGGTCAGAAGCAGGGAAAGTGAGGGTAGCTAAGAGAGGGTCATCAATAGTGCTGATAGTTGCCGCATTGTTAACGATGGTCTCAGAGGGCAAGTGGTTTAGGTTTACCGTGACAGGGTAGGAGTTACTAGCATCATAACCAAGAGAAGCATCATAGGTAGCTGGGTAGGTGTAGTCACCGTTAACCAAAGGAACCCATGAGGACTGAGACACTATCGGGTCAGAGGTTAACCCAGAGGTTATCTTAGTTTGTACAGAAAGAGCTTTGTCACCAGCTACCGATTCATCCCAAATGGGACCACTTGTTGCATTGTCTTTGTATGGGCCAGTCTCAAATATCTGAGGCCGCATACCCAAGATAAAAGCGTTTGTCCAAGTGTAAAAGTTGCCCTCATTCCTGCGTATAACTCCAACACCGTCATTATTAGGGTCATCGAAGAAAACAGTTTCAGGCTTTCTTACGGCTTGATCAGATATGGTGGCGTCAGTAGATAGGGAGATAACTCCTAAAGTTACAGAAGCCTGAACTCCTGTTACATCTGCTAATATCACTTCTCTGACAGCACCAGAACCGCCTAATGTGGTGGATGCAAGGGGGGCAAAACCTAACATTAGTAGTCTTCAAACCCCGTTGGGGCTGAGTATGTTGGGGTTCCACCAGCACCAGTTTGAATTTGCAAACCTATAGAGCCAGAAACATTGTTGTAAGCAACAAAGAACCGCACAGCGCCAGTGATGGCAGACATAGGCATACCCGACCCAGTGACAGGATTACCAGTAAAGAGACTCCAGTTGTTGTTTATGCCAAACCAAGCCTTTTTTGCAGTCGTGTCGTAGGCGTACATAAGTATGTCAGCGGTGGTAACGCTGTTACCAGTAGTGCAAACACCCGAAGTCCATTTTCCACCGTTGCTAAACCCTGCCTCAACGTCATAAGGCCCGTTGTGTCCAACGGCTCCGTCCTGCGTAAACCAAACAGCCACATTCCCTCCGGGACTTGTAGAGTATCCTGTATCGTTGTTAGCGCCCCTTACAGCGTCAATAAGACCAGTGTACAAGCCAGAGTTTGTGAGAGTGTGGGCCTGAGTGTACTTAACCTCAAAGTACTTTTTGCCCAAGTCCAAAACGTCTCCGACTAGGAAGCCACTCGTAGAAATAAATCCCCCGTTTGTGGAGGCTACAAACGCACCAGTTGAGGAAGCTGAAAGTGTGTCTCCATTTCGAGACAGCGAAGATACTGTAAAGTTAGCTGAGAATTGCAGTGTTAAGGTGGTGACGCCAACTACTGTCGCAACTCCGTCAGATGCCTGCGCCCTAAAGCTAACGTCACCCGCATTAGATGACGTGCCACTAGGGGTCAGCGTGTAAGTTCCGTTTTGGTTCACATTAACTGCTGTTAGCTGTGGAGGCAACGTACTTGGCCCATACACATTTGAGCCAGAAAAAGCATCCCATGTGTATTGCACAGGATAACCCATATCGTCTACTGCTACAGTAACTATGTTGGAGGTGGTAGAGCCATCACTTGCCAACAGCAGTGTAGCTGGTGGTGAGGTTGTATAGCGGGGTGCAACTTGATTGCCTGTAGCCACTTTGTCCCACTCTGCACCATCATAGATGTATAATGCCTTAGTATCCTGTAACCAAGCTAGGTCTGTTTCACTAGGTGACGCAGGAAGGCCTGCGTAGTTACCTACGCTTGTAATACCACCAGAAGGGGAAGCAGGAACCCAAGAGCTAGTACCTGAATCGTAAGATAAATTTTGACCACCAGCGGGTGCGGTAGAGGACACATTATCTAAGTCAGCTAAGACTTGAACAACATCTTCTGCAAGCATGGTAAGGAAGCATACCGCACCAGAACCTAAGTTAATAGCTGAGTTGTCAGATTCAGAGGAAGAACTAGGAGACCTAGCCATAGTGTAAGTTCCACCAGCTAGTCCTATAGTGCCAGTCCCTACCTCATAGTTAGTTCCACTTTCCAGAGTGTATCTTACAACGTCAGAGTTAACAACAGAGGCATCAGCAAGACTCTGGAAGCCATCGACAACAGAGCCAAAGGTTACTGTACCTGTACCTGTAGTGGTCAGATTAAGTTTAACTCTGTTGACGAACTTTACCATTCTTAGGCATCCTTAGATTAGGCTAGACGTAGAATACTTGTGGAAGCACCGGGGGCAGGGAACTGAATAGTGAAGTCACCAGCGGTAGCACTGACTGTACCACCAAAATCAAACACTGCTATAACATTAGCTGCACTATCAGCATTAGGGTTATAAAGAATACAACCATCAGCCTGAACAGTTACGCTTGCAAATACTGCATCATCAAAGTCCATAACGGCAGTTGTACCATCCATCTGAGGGTATCCAGTGGCGATAGCTGCTTGTGCGCCTGTGGAGATGGTATCAAAAACTCCAGCGTAACCAGAACCAGATGGGTTATCACTGTTTGTACCAATTTCTGAGTATGCTACTGTTGCGGCACCATAAGTACCACTTGGGCTTTCTTTAATTAGTGCTACACGAAATGTGTCGTTATCAAAGTCGTGATTACCTTTGAGCAACTCTAGCTTAAAAGCATTGCTTAATGCTGTTGTGATAGCCATTATGTATTTTCCTTGTTATCTTCTTCTACCTCAGTGGGTAGGTCAGTTTCAGTTGTGACCGTAGGGTCATAGTTAAGTTCTGCAATCGCCATAAGGTCTTGTATAACCTCTGGGTGGTCACTTACTGTAATGTCTGCGCTGTTAAGATTGCGAAGAAACCCAGAAATCTCACGTAAGTCATGGGGCGCAACGTCACCAGCCTTTATGCAGGGCATAAGGTCGTAGTTAAGTCCGTTAAGCTGCCACAGGCGTTCCACTAGCTGCTTGTTCAGCACATCTACGATAGCCTGTATGTAACTCTCTAATGCACGTAGAAACAAGTCAGTCTTAGACTTGGAGAGTGCATATGATCCATTGTTACCGCCGCCGAGCATAAGAAACTCAGAAAGTACAGAACGGGCAATGTCATGTTGGTAACGCCTAACAATGGGGTCAATGTCTACGTTACGAGTGCCACTAGAACTCATCAACTCTACGTCTACCAGACGAATGTTTGTAGGTGATCCATCCTTGTCAGGATAGGTGTCACTAGGGGTAATTATATAACCCTGTTCATTAAACTTAACGTCCCGTAGGATTTGCTGTAAGTTACCTACGAAGCCAGATTGTGCCGCACTTGCGTCAGCCGACAAATACTCAGAGGGAATACGAGCAATGGGAATACCAGCAAGTTCACGCTCAACAGCTATAGCCTCTATGTTCTGTAGGTTGTTCAGATAGACATACGAGGAATAAGCATTGCGGAGGATAGAGCGGCCACTAGGATCACCATTAAGAACAGTAGTACGGTAGTAAAGGCTTTTAGTAGTGGGAATATAATGCTTTCCTGATCCATAACCTACGTCCTGATAAATACCTAGTACATCACCACTTACAGGCTCTATATCAAACCGAGAGACTGTCCAAGGCGCACGGCACACAATCTTCCGCACACCCATACGTCCATCAGTATACTTGCTATATTTCTTAGGTGACGTTTTAGTAGGACCAACTCTCCGCTTATAAACAACTTCAAACCATGAGAAACCATACGCCAACGACGGTAAAGATTCTGCAATGTGATCGTCCAGACTGTGATCCATATCATCAAAGATACTTTCCACAAAGTCAGCTTCACGCCTAGCTTCCTCGGTATCATTTGCTGGCTCCACTTTAATTTTGACATCACGAAGTACTTGTTCAGCAGCATACATAACGGCACCGATAGTACTGTCATTGTCTCGCATCTCTCTGTACTTACGAATAGCGTTTTTACCGCGCAGTTCTGGTACAAACTCATCTGCACGTATCTGTCCAGAGCGAGTGTTATCACCAGCTACACCAAGGGTACTCTTAGCAGTACCTTCCGTTAGTTTCTTTGTAGCCATGTTAAGTCAGCCCTTTGGCACTAGAGTATGCTAGTTTAAGTTGTGGCTTTGCGTAACCATTAAGACTTAGATCAGTGATTGCCCAAACTAGGGCGTCTAACCTGTCAGGAGACCCAATAGAACCCAAAGGCTCCCATTGTACCATCTGATCCTCTAAGTCGTTCAATCCTCTTACATGCTTAACTCTGTTTTGTTCATATAATGCTGAAACTGGTTCTGCCCTAGCCATCTTGCCCCTTGAGGCATGTACTAACCTTACTGGCAGTGTTTCATCTTCTGTATGCAGTGTATGGCGTACCATATCACCACCTTGGTTTCTCTCAGCTACAATTCTGTCAGCTAAATGTTTATGATATAACTCGACGGCTTTAGATGCCCATTGTTGGGGTGTATAACGACCAGTGTGATCCTCTAACACATAAGCAATGCCATTAACGTCTATTCCAGCTACGACAATCCCTGTCATGTCACTTTCGGCATTAGAGGTAATGGCGGGGTCAATGGCGACAACAATTCGGTTAAGTGTTGGTACATCATCACTAAGCACCTCACACTTGGCTAGTAACGCCCTGTTCCACAATGCCCCGGATGCCTCATCTAGTACCTCCGCATATAGCTCCTGTCTACCTAGTCTAGTTCCCTCGTAGGTCTTACGTACAGCATCAAGGAAGGTATCAGCTAGGTTAGCACTGTTATCGTATGTACTTCCTGTGGTGACGTGTGTCTTCTCATCGTCTAAGATGGTTCTAAGTAACTTAGTAGTCTTAGGTGTAGTAGTTATAAAAGATACGGGGTGTCTACCTAATCGTAGTCCAAACTGTGCCATATCCCAAGTCTCTTGAGCATTTCTCCATGCACAAAGTTCATCTGCCCACATAGAGTACGCTTGAGGCCCACGAAGTCTCTCAGGGTCTTCTGCACTAAAGAACACAGCCTTAGAGCCATTAGCCCAAGTCATTGTACTGTTAGTGGGAGACCAAACTGGAAAACCTAGTTCCTTGCCCCTGTATGTCTTATCGCCCTTGTGACAGACATTCATTAGTCCAGAGTCACCTTCAACCATAACTCTACGTACATCACCCTTAGTAGGTGCGACACAGTGTACGATCCTATCGTTCTTCATAATTCTGTGGCGAACCCATTCGGCTCCAGCCCTTGTCTTACCCCAACCACGACCAGCTAAGGCAACCCATACATTCCATTTACCATCAGGTTCTAACTGATCAGGTCTGGCCCAGAACTTCCAGTCGTATTTAAGTTCTTCAGCTTGCTCTTGTGAAAGATACGACAAAACTTCAGCAACCTCTTCAGCGGGTAGCTTTCTTAAGTCTTCAGCCGTTATCCTGTTCATCTGTTGATTTTCCTAGTTGGGTCATAATTGCCTCTACAGCGGATCGGTCTTCTTCCTCTTCACTGCCTACTTCACGTTCTTCAACAGTGTTAGCGGGAGACCAACCACCCTTACTCTTAAGATAGAACTCAGCAGCCTTAAGATCACCAGCCAGAGCCTGTTGTACAACGACATCACCTATAGCCCTGTTCGTATCAAACTTGACTTCAGCTATGTCAGCACCATACAACTTATAAAAAGTGGCTGTACTACTTGGAGCATGAGCATACTTCTGTATAGATGCAATGATGACCTTTACGGGAACACCACTAATGATGCCCTGTCGCACTTGCTTACCTATAATGGCGCTATATGGAAGTTTATCAGCCAACGTAACACATCCTTCGGTTCCGTACATATCTCTAGCAGTAAAATAGAACTACAACAACACAGACAACAATCCCCTCAAGTAGCATCGGCATGACCTCATCCTGTAGTTTACTATGCAGTGTTCGTTATGGTTGCTGGGGGGGGATACGTTATCTTACAACAATATAGTTTATTCCTAGTATTGTCATAGACTAAAGTATAACACATGTAATCAGGTAGTCTCTAACAATATGTCATATACTATAATGTCATAACTATATAGTCAGTTTCATATTGATGTTCTTAAGTGAGAGCATTGTGATTACATCTGCTATACCTTAGTAGAGATGTTGTATACTTCTATATAGCACCTTTTTCTTTGTCGTTGCAACCATTAGATAGTAACTTTTTGTTATATCCTTGATTTTGTTGTATTCTTTTATTTACTTTTATTTATAACTGTTGCATAAATGTCACACTTTGTCTCATTAGTATCGCTCTGGTTGTACCATTTTATTTTTTTGTTTTGCAGATGTAGGTGTATAACACCCCGGCGTAATGAATCTGCTCATAAGTATGGGGGTCCCATCCGAAAGTATAGGTTGACACTCTCTTCCGGGATACCGAATCATATACTTTGGGATACCCTACCGTGATAAATATAACACACTTGACACCCCCGTAGGGATATGGCGAATCGAATCACTTGACAACATTTTTATTGCACTCGGCGCGCGAATCGGCTTGACTTATACGAATCATTTAATGACTGGCAACACCAATGCGAATCAGTAACAGCATAAGAGGAATCACACGTAAACACATGATATAGATATATAGATATAATTGACACACACCCCGATTCCAGCCCCGTACAACCA